TTAATTTACAATGAATGGTTTAGAGATCAGAATTTGCAAAATTCTGTGACGGTTGATACTGATGATGGTCCAGATACTGTTGCTGATTATGTATTACTAAGACGCGGTAAGCGTCATGATTATTTTACTTCCGCTTTACCATGGCCACAAAAAGGCGATGCTGTAACGATTGGTTTATCAGGTACAGCTCCAGTTCAATCTGATGGTGGTAATATTGGTGTTATTACAACTGGTTTTGGTGCTACTAATTTAGTTTCTAGCACAACAGTTGGTGTTAATTATGCAGCTGGTCTAGGTAATGGATTGGATATGCGTTTTGACGGAGCCAATACTGGTCTTGAGGCTGATTTGTCTGCTGCCACTGCATTTACTATTAATGCGATTCGTGAATCTTTCCAGATTCAAAAGTTATTAGAGCGTGATGCTCGAGGTGGTACTCGTTATATTGAGATTTTGAAATCTCATTTTGGTGTGACTTCTCCTGATGCGCGTTTGCAGCGTCCTGAGTTGTTGTCTTATTCTTCTACTCCTGTGAATGTTCATCCTATTGCTCAGACTTCTTCATCTGATGAAGAAACGCCACAAGGTAATTTGGCTGCAATGGGTACTGCTGTTTCTACTCGTGCTGGTTTTACAAAATCATTTGTTGAGCACGGCGTAATTATTGGAATTATTTGCGCTAGAGCTGATTTAACTTATCAGCAAGGTTTAGAGCGCATGTTTAGTCGTCAGACTCGGTATGATTATTATTGGCCTGCGTTTAGCCATCTTGGTGAACAGAGTGTTTTAAATAAAGAGATTTATGCTCAAGGTGAAGACGTTACTAATGTTAACGGTATAATTGATGATCAAGTGTTTGGTTATCAAGAACGTTACGCTGAGTATCGTTATAAGCCTGCTCAGATTACTGGTAAATTTAGATCTTCTGATGCTGGTACTTTAGATTTTTGGCATTTGTCGCAGAACTTTTCTTCTTTGCCTGTATTGAATTCTACATTTATTCAAGAGAATCCTCCGATGGCTCGTGTGATTGCTGTGAATACAGAACCACACTTTTTGTTTGATGCTTATTACAAGATTAAGAGTGCTAGACCTATGCCTGTGTACTCCGTTCCTGGACTTATTGACCATTTCTAGAGAGGTGAATTATGGATCCAGTTACAGGCGCCCTTTTGGGCGCTGGTATATCCGGCGTTTCGAGTGCATTTGGTCAATTTCAAGCTAATACGAGCAATAAAAAACTTGCTCGTGAACAGATGGATTATCAAGAAAGAATGTCCGGTTCTCAGTTTCAAAGAGCTGTTAAAGATTTGCGTGCCGCTGGTTTAAATCCCATTCTTGCCGCTGGTGCGCAAGCTTCTTCTCCTGCTGGTTCTATGGCCAAAATGGAAGATGTTTTGGGCAAAGGTGTTGCTAGTGCTTTAGAGTTTAGACGTATGAAGAAGGAGCTTGAAGCTGCTGATAGTGTGATTAAGTTGCAGAACGATCAAGCTGCGCTTGCTCGTCAGCAAGCGATTGCTGCTGCAACAAGTGCTCAAAATGTTATGGCTGATACAGCTATTAAAAAGGCAACATTGCCTGCTGTAACAGCTGAAAGTATATTGAAGCAAGCTCAAGCGAAAGAGAGTATGCCTTATGTGGTAACTGATAAAATGGCTCAGAATTGGAAGTCTACTGCTTTGCAAGTAGGAAGAGAGTCTATGCGTGAAGTCAATGTTTTAGCTGATAAGATACGCGACAAAGGTAAAGGTGTTGTTGATTGGTTTGCAGATGTATATCGATCTCATTCAGATCAACTTAAGAATTACAACAAAAAACACGGTAGGAAGAAATGAAATTTGCAACGCCTTACAATAATCCTCCTGTTACTGCAAATTTTGCTGTTGATTTTACTGATGAAGTTTCTATGACGGAGCAATATCATTCGAAGGATTGTGATATTAATCGTATAGTGAATAAATATATCGCAACTGGTGAGTTGCCTAGAGGCCGTACGGATGGCCGATATGTTGATGTAAGCATGATGACTAGTTATGCTCAAGCTCTGGAAGTGGTCGAACAAGCTGAGACGCTGTTTAGTGAGTTGCCAGCTAAGGTACGTGCCGATTTTCAGAACGATCCGTTGCTGCTTGTGAACGCATTTAGCGATCCAGCTCAGAGAGACAAGCTTGAAGCATTAGGACTACTAACTAAGTCAGAGAATCATGCTGAAGTAAGCGCAGCTGTCGACGAAGTCGCAACAGCGAGCACCCCAAGCCCGTAGGGCGCGGGAGAGGGCGGTATTACCCTCACTTGATGTTAATACCGCCCACTGACACCTTTTGGTGTCAGAAGGAGTTATTCGGGAACGAAGTGAGCGTTTTAACTTATACAATGGAGTGTGTTATGCGTAGACGTAAGATGAGTCGTAGAGTGAGTCGTAGAGTGTTTCGTAAAGGCGCTGGAAGGCTTCACAAGAGGAATTTGAGTAGTGTTAGGCGCGGTGGTATTAGACTGTAGCTGAAGGCTTCTGTAGAGTGTGTGGCGTCGATTCCTACACACTTGCTACAGGAGGCTAGTATACATGGCTTGTTATCATCCTAAAACCGCCTATTATTCAAGAGAGAAGACTAACAAAGGTACTTCTCGTTTGGTTTTCAGAAAGTCTGACGGTTTAGCTGACGGACTTTTTTCAGTTAAAGTTCCTTGTAATCGTTGTATTGGTTGTCGTCTTAATTATGCTGATGATTGGGCAACTAGATGTATGTTGCATCATGCTGTACACGAGGACGGTATTTTTCTTACTTTGACTTATGCGCCTGAGCATTTGCCTAAAGATGTTTCATTAAATCATCGTGATTTCCAGTTATTTTTTAAGCGATTACGTAAAAAGTTTGGTAATGGTATATCGTATTATATGTGTGGCGAGTATGGTGAGAAGTATAAAAGACCTCATTATCATGCAATTGTTTTTGGTTTGAAGATTCCTGATGCCGAGCATTTTTTTACTCGTGGCGAGCACAAGGTTTATACTTCGGATTCAATTTTAGCTTGTTGGAAAAAAGGTCATATATCTTTTGGTTCAGTTACTTGGCAGAGTGCTAGATATGTTGCTCGGTATATTGCTAAGAAAGTTTACGGTGATTCTGCGTTGGAACATTATTCTCGTGTTGATTCAGAGACTGGTGAAGTTTATCAAGTTAAGTCTGAGTATTGTCAATCAAGCCGTGGTGCTGACAAAGTGATTGGTCGTGTTTTTTATCAACGTTATAAGTCTGATATGTATCCTAGCGATTTTGTGACTGTAGCTGGTGTTAAGCGTCGTATTCCAAGATATTTTGATAAGTTGCTTGAGAAAGATGACCCTGCTCTGTTAAAGTCCGTTAAGCGAGCGCGTAAAGTTAAAGCTCAGAATGCATCCCCTGACTATACTGATGAGCGTCTCGCTGTTAAAGAAAAGATAAAATATTTAGATTTTCAGAAATTTGTTAAGGAATTGGTTGACGTATGATACATCAGTTATTTTCTATTTATGACACTAAGACTTGTGTTTATGATCCACCTTTTTATTCTCGTTCAATTGGTGAAGCTAAAAGGACGTTGATGGAAGCTTTGAAGCAAGGTAATTCTATGTTTGCTAAGTATCCTGATGATTATATGTTATATCATCTTGGTGAATATGATGATTCTACTGCTGATTTCATGGTAACTGCTCCTGTTTCACTTGGTTCATTGTCTATGTATGCCCCTAAATTTGGTTTAGTTGATGACCCTGAAGGTCGCAATTAATGCTATATTGATGTTGATGGAATAACTCTCCCAGACAAGGATGTCACTATGTTTCGTAATCAATCTGTAATGACTCATCAATTTTCTCGTGTTCCTTCTGCTAATATTCCTCGATCTGTTTTTGATAGATCGCATGGTTTTAAAACTACTTTTGACGCTGGTTATTTAGTTCCTTGTTTTGTGGACGAAGCACTTCCTGGTGATTCTGTCAATTTAAAAATGTCTATGTTTGCTCGTCTTGCTACTCCTATCAAACCGATCATGGACAACATTTTCATTGATACATTTTTCTTTTTTGTTCCCAATAGATTGCTTTGGGACAATTGGCAAAAGTTTTGTGGTGAACGTACTAATCCGTCAGATTCTATTGATTTTACTGTTCCTCAGATGAAATCTCCTGACGGTACTGGTTATGCAATTGGTTCTTTATCTGATTATTTTGGTATTCCTACTGGTGTTCCTAAGTTGTCTCATTCTTCTTTGTGGCATCGTGCGTATAATTTAATTTACAATGAATGGTTTAGAGATCAGAATTTGCAAAATTCTGTGACGGTTGATACTGATGATGGTCCAGATACTGTTGCTGATTATGTATTACTAAGACGCGGTAAGCGTCATGATTAT